GGTTCAATTACAAATATCAAAAAGGTAAATAACTATGGATTTTCTTAAAGACATTGTAAAAGAGATTGGTGGAGAATACACACAACTTGCAGCAGATATTGACGAGACTGAAACTTATGTGGATACGGGTTCGTACATATTTAATGCTCTTGTGTCTGGGAGTATCTTTGGTGGTGTATCTGGTAACAAAATTACTGCAATCGCAGGTGAAAGTTCTACAGGAAAAACTTTCTTTAGTTTGGCAGTGGTCAAAAATTTCCTTGATAATAATCCTACTGGATACTGCTTGTATTTTGATACTGAAGCTGCAATCACCAGATCCTTATTGGAAAGCAGAGGCATCGACACAACTAGAGTCGTGGTGGTCAATGTGGTCACAGTTGAAGAGTTTCGTGGTAAGGCACTGAAAGCAGTTGACCTTTATTTGAAAAAACCGGAAGCAGAACGTAACCCTTGTATGTTTGTGTTAGACTCTCTGGGAATGCTTTCCACTAGTAAGGAAATTAATGATGCCCTAAACGATAAGGAAGTTAGGGACATGACTAAATCCCAACTGATCAAGGGTGCATTCCGTATGATTACTTTGAAACTTGGTCAAGCAAATATTCCAATGATTGTAACAAATCATACCTACGATGTTATCGGTGCTTACGTTCCTACTAAAGAGATGGGAGGTGGTAGTGGTCTTAAGTATGCTGCTTCTACCATCATTCATCTCTCAAAGAAAAAGGAGAAAGATGGAACAGAAGTCATTGGAAACATTATCAAGGCAAAGACTGCTAAGTCACGTTTAAGTAAAGAAAATCAAGAGGTTGAAATTCGTTTGTTCTATGATGAACGTGGTCTTGATAGGTATTATGGTTTGCTTGAACTTGGAGAAATGGGTGGATTGTGGAAGAATGTTGCGGGTAGGTACGAAATGGACGGTAAAAAACTTTACGCAAAAGAAATACTGAAAAATCCAGAAAAGTATTTTACTCCAGAAGTAATGCAAGCACTTGATGAAATAGCAAGAAAAGAGTTTAGTTATGGATGAGTTAAATGATTTTATTCACATTTATGAAAATTCAATAGAACCTAATGTTTGTGAGTTTCTTATTAGTTTATTCGAACAAGTTCCAGACAGGTATGAAGAAATTGATAATAATGGAAAACAAAAATTCACTCAATTTAATCTTACAGAAAATTGTAAGTTAAATGAAGAAGTAGAAAACGTTCATAACTATCTAATTCATAAAACGTTTGAATATAAGAATAAGTATTATGAATTTGCTGATGCTCGTGTCTTCCCTGAAACTCACGCATTTGAGCAGTTTAGAATTAAAAGATATAATAACGATGGTGTAGATAAATTTGATACACACGTTGATGTAGTCAATCACGCAACAGCAAGAAGATTTTTATCTTTCTTTTGGTATTTGAATGATGTTGAAACTGGTGGAGAAACAAGATTTAAAGATGTTTCAGTTATTCCAAAACAGGGAACACTTGTAATGTTTCCTCCATTCTGGATGTTTCCACATAAAGCAGAACCACCTGTAAGTAATCCCAAATATTTGCTTCATACTTATCTACATTATAAATGAAAAACATTCGAGTTATAAAAACTGGAATTGATGTGTTTAAAATATTAGAACAAATAAAACAATATCCAGAGGACTGGGGTTCGCAAAAAAATATCAAAGATAAAAAGATAGAACAACTTGACCCGACAAAATATATTTTTACGGTTGATGTTCTTCAATTAATAATGGGTGGAATAGAAAAAGAAGGACAATATGTTGGTGATACTGAAATTTGTATTCAAACACCAGCATACGAAAAACACACAGAAGTTCTAAAATTCTTAAAGACATATTTTAAGAAAATACGTCGTTGTGCTTTTCTTTCTTTGCCTGTTGGTGAGATTGTTGGAACTCATATTGACGAGGGGACTTATTATCTTACAAAGGATAGATACCACCTTTCCATTCAGGGAAAATACAAGTATACTGTTGGGGACGAAACTATGATTGTTGAACCAGGAACTTTTTTTTGGTTTAACAATAAACTTCCCCATAGTGCTGAAAATATTGGTGATGAGGTTAGAATTACTTTTGTATTCGATGCTCCTCACCACAAACGAAATCCATAGTTAGAGGAGTAATGGAAAAAGTCGAAACTACAATTCTTCGTAATTTACTTTTCAATAATGATTATTGTAGAAAAGTATTACCTTTTATTAAAAATGAATATTTTGAAAATCTTCACGAGAAAGTAGTTTTTGAAGAGATTTGTAAATTTATTGTTGCTTATGAACAACTAGCAACAAAGGAAGTTCTTTTGATTGAAACAGAAAAAAGAACTGATATTACAGAAGATACTTACAAAATTATTTGTGATTATATTTCCAATCTTAATGATGACCCAGCAGATAAGCAATGGTTGATAGATACTACTGAAAAGTGGTGTAAAGACCGAGCAATTTATCTTGCTCTTATGGAAAGTATTAAAATTGCTGATGGACAAGATGAAAAGAAATCTAGAGATTCTATTCCAACAATTTTACAAGAAGCACTTGCTATTGGATTTGATAGCCACATTGGACACGATTACCTAAAAGATTACCAAGAAAGATATGACTCTTATCACAGAAAAGAAGATAAAATCCCATTTGATTTGGAATATTTTAACAAAATTACCAAAGGGGGTATTCCTAATAAGACCCTCAATATTGCCTTAGCTGGAACTGGAGTTGGGAAAAGTTTGTTTATGTGTCACGTAGCAGCATCAGTTCTTCTCCAAGGAAGGAATGTTCTCTACATTACGCTTGAAATGGCAGAAGAGAAAATTGCTGAACGAATTGACGCAAACCTTTTGAATGTAAATATTAAAGATATCGAAACATTACCAAAAATGATGTTTGATACGAAAGTAAATAATATTGCGAAGAAGACACAAGGAACTTTGATTATCAAAGAGTATCCAACTGCTTCCGCACACGCAGGACATTTCAGAGCACTTCTAAATGAACTCTCTCTTAAGAAATCATTTAAACCTGATATTATTTTTATTGACTACCTTAATATTTGTGGGTCCTCAAGGTATAAGAGTAATTTTTCAGTCAATTCTTACTCTTATGTTAAAGCAATTGCGGAAGAACTCCGTGGTCTCGCAGTTGAATCAAATGTTCCAATTGTTTCCGCTACCCAGACTACTCGTAGTGGTTTTTCTAGCTCTGATCCTGACCTTACTGATACTAGTGAATCCTTTGGTCTTCCTGCTACTGCTGATCTTATGTTTGCCCTTATTAGCACAGAAGAGTTGGAAGGACTAGGACAGATTATGGTAAAACAATTGAAGAATAGATATAATGACCCAACAATGAATAAAAGATTTGTAGTTGGAATTGATAGAGCAAAAATGCGTCTTTATGATGTAGAACAAAGTGCTCAAAAAGATATACTTGACTCTGGACAAGAGGAAGAGTATACTTATGAAGAAAACAAAAAAACAGACAAATTCTCTGGATTTAAATTTTAACTAATATGACTCAACGAATTGATTTTGGTAAATATCAAAACTTTGTAGATGCTGTTACGAGTGACGCATCTAAAGATTTTCTTGCTCTTTCTGACCGTATGGTAGAACTTGATGAGAAAGGTGCTAATATTGAACGACTATTGACTGCTGGTGTTGGAATTAATGCCGAAGGTGGTGAGTTTTTAGAAATTGTAAAGAAGATGCTATTTCAAGGAAAACCTTGGAATGATGAGACCCGCACTCACCTGATTAAAGAACTTGGTGATACAATGTGGTATGTTGCCCAGGCTTGCATTGCCCTTGAAGTTTCTTTTGATGAAGTCATTCAAACGAATATTAATAAACTAATGAAACGTTATCCCGAAGGATTTTTTGACGCATACTATAGTGAAAATCGTGAGGTAGGAGACATTTGATGACTGAAACATCTTGGCCTTATAATCATAGACATTCTTCAGAACTATGGGATATTTCTGCTGAAATTCTTACAGAACTTTCCAGAAGAGATGAAGTTAAGTATCGTGTAAAAGCAACCCCAGAATCGGTTAAGAAAAAGATAAAAAATTTGTAAAAAATATATCCCCTCTTTCTAAATACAAGAAAGGGGGAATTTTTATATGGCCAATCCAGCACTAGCAGGAAAACAATATGAGATTACCCTTAGGAATAAATTAAAATCAGTTTTTAAAAATATTCCAAAAAATGCTGGATTTGGAAGTGGTCCAGACCTAACTATACCTTCTGCTACTAATCCAGGGCAGGCACTTTTGGTTGAAGCAAAAACAACCACACAGTCTGACTTTGGACAGAAGGCAATAACTTTTAATGGAACTTCTTGGGTGGCAAAATTTGATGGAACAGAACCACAATCAATAGTTAGTTTGTATAATTATCTCTATTCGCAATATGATGTAGATAGAAAAATACAACAAGCTTGGGGATTACCAGGAAATAAGTTGTCTGCGACTGAGTTACAACAAATTGTGAATAATGAAAATCTTGCTAAAGTTTTATATTATGAAAAACTTTTAACTGAAAAAACTGGAAGTTCAAATCCATTTCCACAAACAACGATAGCATCTGGACCAGACATCGTTTCTAAAATTATATTTTATTATAATAGTAAGGGTATTAATTATATACAGATAAAAAATGAAGGATTTTATATTCTTGGTAGTGATAAAATGGGTTTAAATTCAAAACTTCCAATTGATATTCCAAGATTTGCTCCATCTTCTGCTAGTTTGGTAATTAGGGGAAAGTCGAGTGTTAGTAATGGAACATTTAGACCAACATTAACATTAAAAAGTGAAAGTGTTGCGAGAAGTAATTTTTCATTAGATGATGCTAATGATTTAAGATTACTTTATAGCAGTTTCTAGTGAATAAATAACTAAAAATATTATATAAATGAAAAGTTTTGCTAGATTTATTAAAGAAGCAGTAGAAACACTTGCGTCTACTGAAGCAAAGAATCGCGGACTTAAAGGAGATGGTCATGGTGATTGGTATGATAATCAAGGAAATCTTGTAGCAAAAACTGTAGGTGGAAAGTTAAAGTATTTCGGTCAAGGTGGTGCTGATGCTCAACAGCAACAAGGAG